TTGAGCTTGAGCACCTTGGCCTTCGGGAGACCCATCGCGATCCAGTCGCCCACTGGTTTAGTAGCGCGGTGAGCGAAGAACCGGCCCTCTTCCAGATTTGCCAGACGGCTCTCGAACAGGAACTCATCGGGAGCAATCACATAGACCTTGAACATCGGCCGCTCTACCGTGTGCGAACAGCGGACCTCAAGCGTTCCGTCATCGGCCTGCATCACGTCACCAATGATCTCATGCTCATCATCGGCTTCCAGCGCCAGCACGTCTTCAGGCGTCAGTCCGGTGTATGTCTCCAATTGCTCGTCAGAGACAGTCTCGTAGACGACCTTCGCTATCCCCAACCGATAGAGCAGCCCGTCCTTGGTGAAGTCATACACCACCCGAACCGCGTCGTTGTGGTTCTGGAACAGGTAGTTGATGTATTCGGTGGCCTGCTTGGCGGGTTCTTCATCCTCGGGACCGGTAGGCTCGAAGCGAACCATCTCGTCGCCGGCAATGAACGGCTTTACCAGGCTGGGAAGGATGCTCTCGATCGCCTCCATCACGTCGCGGGAAACGACCGTTGACAGGCCATCACCCGAGTTGCCGTAGAGGTCGAGGTTATCGCCGCGGTAGAATTGCTGCGCTTCCCTACGGTCATTGGAGCGCGTGTCGGTCAGATGCTTGAGCGAGGCGTCCCTGCGCCGCGAAACAAGGTCCCGCAGATCGGCCTCGCTCATTTTGCTCATTAGTCGAGCTTCGCCTTCAGCTTCGGCCGCTGCGGTGCGGGGGCGATATTCGTAACCTTGCCGCCGCCATTGGCTGCCAGCGCCTTGCTTGCCGCCTCGTCACCAGTCGCCGCCTCGACATCGACGAAGGACATCCCGCCTTCCGAGTTCCTGTATTGAACGCGGTAGGTCTGGACGCCCGAAGGAGGCCAGGCCTTGAAGCCAAGCGCCTCCCTCTCTTCTGGCGTTGCGGCTGCTTCGTGATCGCTCACTGGCCGAGCTCCTTGATGTCGGCCTTGGCGAGCTTCTTCGTCGCTTCGGCATTGGCCTCCGTCCCGAGCGTGTTGATGATGTTGCCATCATTCTGCGCGTTGCGGAGCATGTTGGCCGCCTCACGCTCGCCACCAAGGCTGTTGGGATCGGGGTCCGAATAAGGCTGGACACCCCGAACACTGGCGCCCTTGTAATTGTATTTCGCCAGCGCCTTGGAAGCGGCTTCGTCGCCACTCTCGGCATCGATCGGCTCGACAACCTCAAGGCCCTTCTCATCGGTGTGGATCTGCACCGAATACTGGAGCTTCTTGGTGACTTCGGAAGCTTCGTCCGAGCCCTGTCCGCCCTTCAGCGCCGACTTCGGGCCTGCGCCCTTGCCGCCGTCCGCCGTGCGCAGTTCCGGTGCAACCGGAGCCGTTGCCCGCTCGTGAGCAGCCTGTGCTTCTCTCGTGCGCTGGTCATCTGCCGCCTTCGGGGAGGGCGGTCCCTTGTCTTCTGCCATCAGTTAGTTCCTTCCTTCACTTAGACCACCCGGATTCGGGTCTTGATTGGGGCACTCCACCCCTGTTCGCTTGGTTCTTCATGGCTAATGCACATCAGGCCGAAAGCGTCGGCACCGTGCGATGACCAGTCATGCTCAGGTCCCAGCCCTATTCCCCGGACTTCATCCTTGCGCTCGTGATAGGCCCCAAGGGCGTCGAGGCCCGGCTGCACCTTGGGCTCGTTGAACCAGATGTTTGAGAATTTCCTGCGTCCAGCCTCGACCCGCTGCATTGCGGCGCCGCGTCCCTGGTTCGGAATGACCCGGACTTCAAACCCTGCCCGCTTCAGCTCGCTCTCGTAAGTAACGTCGAAAACAGCGTCGTGCTTGGCCCCGTCATGAGGTAGAATGCACAGAGCCTTTCCATATCCGCTATCCCGAAGCCAGTTGACGTGGGTTGCAAGGGGCTGTCCCACTGCCTCGTAATAGTCGAGCACGAGGATCCTGGGACCGACGAACTGGGCAATCCATATGGCAACGGCATCGGCCTTTGCTCCCGTGCCCCCGATGTCCCAGATAGCCCGCGTCGTCATCAGCGGGTCAGGGCTAATCTGGGTAATCCGACCCGCAGCTTTCGCCTCGGTCAGCGACGACGCGTAATAGGCTCCCTCAGTCACTCGCCGGAACTCACCCTCCCAGATATGCGCATAGCTGTCTGGCCTCTCCGCCAAATCCTTCAGACGGCGGCGGTTCAAAATCTCCGGAAACCACGGGTTGTCCCGCCAATTCATTTCAACGACCTTGGTCAGCGGGTCGTTATCCATTCGGAACCGCCTATGGGCTGGCGATTTCTCGCTAGCCGGATTCCACGTCACCCAGTTCTCGCTGTCCTCTTCGCGGAGCGTCGGGATCAGGATTTGCCACGCCTCCTCGACCACATCCTCGCCTTCGTCAGTCCAGTTAAGGAGAATGCGCGCCTTTGACTTTACGCTGTTGATGTTGCGGTCGAGCCCGCTGAACACATACTCAATGCGCTTGCTTTGCGTCCTGATGTAGCGATCGCCGATGTCGAAATAGGGCAGCATCCAAGGCGTTGTCTCGATCGCCGCCTTCACTTCCGCGAACGATGACTCAGCCAAACTATTCATGAACTGCCGAGTACAAGTCACGATGCCCGACCGACCAGCATGATCCCACATGATCGTTCTCGCCGCGGTCATCTTGGCGAACGAACGAGTTTTGGCCGAACCCCTTCCTCCGTAGGCTCCTCTTGTGTCCGCCTTACCCTGGAATACCGGGATCAGCTTTGGCGGCAGCTCAATCGTTTGACGCATCGGGCGCGACCAGCGCAATCTCCGTAAGGATGCTGATCGGATTATCGGGATCGCCACTCACTTGCATCGGCAGGACCTTGCCGACCAGCGTCAGGAATGCCGTCGGATTCACCTCGGACTGGGTGATGAGGTAATCGACACCACCAGCCTTATCGAGCGCCTGAACGATCATGTCCTTGATCGCTGCGGTTTGCTTGTTCGGCGAACCCTTGGGGCGGCCCTTTCCAGCATTGCCCCTATTCGCGCCTATTTTAGGCTCGGCCATACAGCCTCCTCGCGGGTCCGTTGCCGGGTCGCCGCTTTAAGCTCCGGTGTATCCTTGCGCGGAGACAATAGTTGCGGTTGCGGTAGTAAGCAGCGCGACGTTGAGCGCCGTGTTTGCCGTCGTTCTCAGTGGCGGGTCGAACCGTATGTACTCGCCAAAGGTCATCGATGCTCCGACATGACCGCGGAAGATGATTGTTGCGCCGTCCTTGAGAACGATCTCGCTTGCGACTGCTGCAGTATTCTTGAACCAGATGGTTTGCAGGTAATTGCGAATGCCTGCCCCTGCCGCTGCGGCGATCGCGACATCGGCGGTGTTGGTGATGCCTCCGGTTGCGCCGGCGAACTGGAATGCAGTCTCGGCGATGATGTTGCCGCTTCCGTCGGCCTGGGTCACTGCCTGGACAAAAGCCGTGTCGCCGTTGGTGAGCGTGAACTGCTTTCCCGAGCAGTAGGAATTGGGCATCCGGCTTATGGGCATGTTGGCCTCCTAGAGGTCGCGCAGCTCCGTAACTGGGTGTGGAAAAACGCCCGCGCCTCGAACAGAGCCGATCCTTTGATGACAGCTGTGGTCTTGGAGTGTGTCGGGTGATCGACGCGCGGGATCCGGCTTAGGAGAAGGGGGGCTCTCAACTGCCGGAATCAAATACGCGCCCTGACAGCGGTTGCTGCGGGCGCGCGAAATCACAATGGCATTTAGTTACATTATGGCCTGAGGCTTGTAAATAGGCGAACTATTCACCCACGATCGGTATTCCATTTTCGCCCACCACATACTCGTAATGCTTGGAGCCTACGCACGTCATGCGAGGCTTCCAGAACTCCCAAAAGCGACGGCGTTGCCAGATCGGCATATCGAGTATGATAATGTCGCCAGGCTGCGCCTTGTGCCAACTATCTTCAGGGTATTTCATGCTGCCACCAATAACATGTGCCCGACCTGCCCGAGCAATAAAAAGGCGGCTAGGCTGAACCGCAGCTTCTCATCCTTCCGCATCATCTGCGGTGGGCGTCCTGTCTCCAGCACAACACCGTCCAGTGTCGACAGGAGGTGGGCAGGAATGGCAAGGCGGGCGAAGTGGTAGTTCTCTCTCGCCTCGGCCTGTGCCTTGTAGCGGGCGAGCAGGTCGGATGATCCGAATGAACCACCTCCTGCCCCACCATAGTTCGCTGTGCAGCCGATCGTCTGGAAGCCCAACTGATACGCCGATGCGTAAAATTCGCACGCCGCAGCCTGTTCAGCATTAATGATCCCTGCCCTCTGCATGAGCTCGATCCGAGTGAGCCGGCGAAGCGTTTTCGTCTCGCCTGACCTGACCATTGCGCGCTGGTCTGCTTCGCTGTGGTTCGATACACCGCAGACGGCATAAAGCTGATTGCTGATCTGTGCCGCTGGGAGAATGGATTCCGCCAACTTCAGGACCGGATCTATCTTGGTCTTACGCCTACGCCTTCTCACTAACGATCTCCCTTCCGCAAAATCTGCCAGACCTGAAACCAGTGGTATCCTTCGATGGTGAGGCACAGCAGGAAGGCCGAACCTAGGACACCGCCGGCCGTCTTGAGCGCAATGCCAACTGCCCGAGTCATTACCTTCCTCCGGTGGATGAGGAGTCGGTCTCTATGAAACACGATTTTCGGTAGTCGTAGGTGACCTTCACGCTGCCGCGTCGACCAGGATAGCCCTTAC